CAGCAGTTAGCTATCCATGAGGCAGTAGATAACCACAGGTTTACGGTTGTAGTGGCTCATCGAAGAATGGGCAAGACTGTAAGCGCCATCAATCACCTGATAAAGGCCGCCATTGAGTGCAAGAAACCGAACCCTAGATTTGCGTACATTGCCCCTACATATGCTCAGTCTAAGCGTGTCGCTTGGGACTATCTGCTGGAGTTCACTCGTCCTCTGGGAGCTACTGCAAACATCTCAGAACTTAGGGTGGACTTCTGGGGTAGGCGAATATCTCTTTACGGCTCTGATAATGCTGATTCCCTTCGTGGTCAGTACTTTGATGGTGTGGTCTTGGATGAGATCGGAGATCAGAACCCTAAAATCTGGAACGAGGTCATCAGGCCAGCGTTAGCAGATAGGAACTCAGACGATGCTCCTACGTGGTGTCTCTTTATTGGTACGCCTAAGGGTAAGAACCACTTTGCTGACTTTAGGGATCGCGCACAGACAGCGGAAGGCTGGAAGCTGCTTGAGTTCAGAGCCAGCGAGACAGGAATCCTTAACGAGAAAGAACTCTGGGGCGCTCGCAAGGAAATGGGCGAGGACAAGTACCAGCAGGAGTTTGAGTGTTCCTTTAACGCAGCGGTTGAGGGTAGTTATTATGGTCAGATTATTAACGATCTCGAAGCCAAGTCTCGCATCACGACTATTGACCGGGATGACCTTTGCAAGTCTTTTGTTGCTTGGGATTTGGGTATGGGTGATTCTACTTGCCTATGGGTGGCTCAGTTGGCTGGCAAAGAAGTGCGGCTTATCGACTGCATCGAAAACCACGGAGTCGGTCTGGACTGGTATGTATCATGGCTCAGAGAAAACAAGTACGAAGGCTTTGCACAGATACTCCCGCACGATGTGGAGGTAAGGGAACTAGGCACAGGACGTAGCCGTAAGGAAGTCTTGCAAGAGGCAGGGCTAGACATTACGGTAGCGCCAAGGTTGTCTGTAGCTGACGGTATTCAGGCTGTTAGACGTTTGCTGCCACGTTGCTGGTTTGACCACAAGACTAAGCCGGGACTAGACGCTGTACGCAACTATCGTAGGGAATATAACGAGAAGCAACAGGTCTTCTACGACAAGCCTTTGCACGACTGGTCTAGCCATTACTCAGATGCATTCAGATACTTGGCAATTGGTCTTGACGAGAGCGACGATTCATGGTCAACGGATTTGCCTATCAATGCTAAATGGGTTGTATAATAAGCAAAATTCCTGTAAGGGCTTGCTATGAAGATGGATGAAGGCCAGATCAAAGGCATTATTGAATCCGAGATAGATGATTCTATCGGGTACATTGAGACAGAAACCGTTGAGGAACGTCGTAAGGCGCTAGATTACTATCTTCGCAATCCCTATGGTAATGAAGTAGAAGGACGTAGCCAGATCGTCACTGGCGAGGTAGCTGAGGCTATCGATGGTGCTCTGCCACAACTTATCCGAGTCTTTACGACTACTGAGGATATTGTCTATTTTGAGCCTAAGACTCCTGATTCTGAGGAGTCTGCTAAACAGGCCACAGATTACTGTAACTGGGTGTTCTACCGTGAGAATGAGGGTCTGCTGATCCTGCATAACTGGTTCAAGGATGCGCTGCTTCAAAAGGTTGGTGTCGTTAAGTGCTACTGGGATGCCAAAGAAGACGTTACTAAAGAGAAATACAAGAACCTAACTGAAGATGAGCTAGCACTGCTCCTGTCTGATGAGTCGCTAGAAGTAGTCAAGCAGAGCGTAGAGATGGTTCCTGCTGGCATGGATATGATGGGTATGCCTATTCTGGCTCCGTCCTATGATGTGACTGTTAAGCGGGTAAAGAACTCTGGCCTTGTAAGAATTGAGAATGTTCCTCCTGAGGAGTTCCTAATTTCCAAGGCGGCTAGGACTATTGAGGACTCACCTTTTGTAGCTCATCGTAAGCTCATGCAAAGGTCGGAATTGATTGCTATGGGCTACGATAAAGACATCGTAGATGAGCTACCTTCTTATGATGATCTTAGCTTCTCTGCCGAGCGCATTGCTCGTTTTGATAACGGAGAGCAGCCAGATCAGACTCAATCCCTTGATATGTCGATGCAGACAGTTGAGGTATACGAGTGCTATATACGCATTGACGAGAACGATGACGGTATCGCTGAGTTGCGTAGGATTGTATATTGCGGATCGGAAATACTAGAAGATGAAGACTGCGACTATGTTCCATTCCATAGCATCTGCCCTATCCCAATTCCACACAAATTCTTCGGTCAGTCTCTGGCAGATAGGACTATGGACATCCAGCTTATCAAGTCCACTATTACTCGTCAGTCTCTCGATAATCTCTACCTAACGAATAACAATCGGGTTGGCGCTGTAGATGGTCAGGTGAACTTGGATGACCTGCTTAACGCTACTCCCGGCGGCATTGTCCGTCTGAAGAATCCTAACGCTCTGGTTCCATTGCAGGTTCAGTCTACCTTTGGTCAGGCTATGCCAATGCTGGAGTACATGGATGCGGTACAGGCCAAGCGTACTGGTGTTAGTGACGCGCAACAAGGTCTTGATCCAGATATTCTGTCTAACGTAACAGCGGCGGCTGTTGCTGCGATGATGAAGTCTAACTCTGGCAAGCTGGAGTTGATTGCACGTATCTTTGCTGAGACTGGCGTTAAGAGCTTGTTTAGAGGCATTCTGCATCTGTTGGGCAAGTATCAGGATAAGCCTAAGATCGTCCGCATGAGAGGCAAGTACGTGCAGTTTGATCCTCGCACATGGGCTAATGAGTACGATGTATCCGTTAATGTTGGTCTGGGTTCAGGTGACCGGGATCAGAAGCTAACGATGCTTCAGATGGTTCTTGCCAAGCAGGAGCAGATCATTCAGACCTATGGCCCATCTAATCCGCTTGTTTCTGTTGGTCAATACCGTAACACGTTAGCAAAGTTCATTGAGGCTGCTGGTTTCAAGGATGCTAATGCTTTCATGAACGAGATTACTCCTGAGATGGATGCTCAGTTATCGCAGCCACAGCCACCAGCGCCAGATCAACAGGCAGAAGTGGCGCAGTTGTTGGCGCAGGTAGAGCGTGAGAAGACACAGGCTAAGGCGCAGATTGATGCTGCTAAGTTGGATCTGGAGCGTCAGAACCTAGAGGCTGAATATACTCGTAAGGGTATAGAGATGCAGATGAAGAACCAGAAGGATCAGGCTGACATTCGCATTAAAGAAGCGCAGTTAGCAGTCCAGCAATTGCAAGCAATCTTGGCAATGGATCTGGCTGACGAAGATAGCCGTAACCGTCAGGCTGAGATTGTCTTAAAGGCGATTAAAGAGCTTGGATCACTTACAGGTGCGTAATGGCTGGATTACTTAGCGATATTCTTGGATTTGTTGATAGGTCTAAACAGGCTGCTAAAGCTAATTTAGGGCTACTTTTCAACGATCCTAAAGAGTATTTAGCAACAATGGAAGGCCAAGCTAGGGACTTTAATCGTTTGCAATCGTTAGCGGCTCAAGGCAGTTTAAATGCTAGTAAAGGATTGCCAGTTACCCCTGAGCAATTAGCGGCTAGGCAATATGTTGATAGAGTAACAAATGATATAGCTATGGGATTCACTGGATCAGTAAAGCCATTAAATAATCCTCTTAATAATTTGGAAAGAATGACTCCTTTCTTTATTCAGTACCCTAAAGCTGAGAAGGTTGTTGATGGGTTAAAGGTTGGCGAAAATATAAAAAATACTAGTTCTATTCCAGCATCATTTAATAGATACGAAACTGATGTAGGGATTAGGTCTGTGCCAATGAGCGCATTTAAGGGAAGTAGCCCTTATGATTTATTTAGATCTGCTGATGATATAAAAAGAGTAAAAGACTTGGCTAATCAAATTAAAGAAAATAAATATATTGATCCTTTAATTGTTGCTATTGATAAAGAAGGCCCGTATGTTCTTGAGGGTGGTCACAGACTTGGGGCATTGAATTTACTTGGCGTGAAGAACTTTCCAGCAATGATTGTTAGAGATTTGGATTATTAAATGGATAAGGCACAGTGGGCGCTTAACCTGCTTAGAGAGCCAATGTTCCAAGAGGTGATGGAAGATCTTAGAGGAACTGAGCTTAACAGAATAGTAAGTAGTAACTATGGGGAGATAGAGATCCGTGAAGAAGCTTACGCACGTATTAGAGTACTGGAATCAATTGAAGCTCACCTTGAAAGCATGGCTGCTCAAAAGATGATGGACGAAAAAAGGATTAAGATTTTGTAACCCGAATCGGGCGGTTCCCGATATAATTTAGGAAACAACATACATGAGCGATACTCCAAACACGACTCCTGAGGGAAGTGGAGAGTTGACGGTAGAAGGTGCAGCTAACGCTTTCTTGAGCATGATGAATCGAGAAGATGGCTCCGAACAGGAACAACCAAAATCCGCTTCAGAAGCTAACGAAAGCGAGGCCGAATCTGATGAGTCTTATGACGAGTCAGAGGTAGAACAAGAAGATGACGATGTTGAGCAAGAGGAACCTCAGAAGTATCGTGTCAAAGCCGCTGGCGAAGACAAAGAGGTAACCCTTGATGAGCTTATCAAGTCTTATCAACTTGGCACTGATTACACCAAGAAATCGCAAGCCGTAGCTGAGGAACGCAAGGCGGTTGAGGCCGAACGTCATGCAGTTCAAGAAGCCAAGGCATTGCGCGATCAATACGCGCAGCAGTTGGGGATCATCGAGCAGATGTTGAACCAGCCGCAACAAACAGAGGATTTAGATTACCTGAAAGAGACTGACCCTATCGGTTATGCCGTAAAGGTCGCAGAATTGTCTCAGAAGGAAAAGCAGTTAGCACAGGTTCGCGCTCAACGAGAGATGATCTCTCAGCAGCAAGAATACGACAGGCAGCAACAGATGAAGCAAATGATAGCCGCTGAATCTGAGAAGCTAGTTGCTGTGTTACCTGAGTTTGCTGATCCGTCTAAGGGCGAAGTAATCCGCAAGGACATTCGCACATACGGTAAGCAAATGGGATTCTCTGATGAAGAACTGGCTAACGTATTTGATTCACGAGCCGTTCTGACGTTATACAAGGCGATGCAGTACGACAAGTTACAGTCTGCAAAGCCGGGGATTACTAAGAAGGTTGCAGAAGCTCCGAAGGCTATTAAGCCGGGAGTATCTAAGCCGAAAGATAGTAATTCTGAGGAAATTAGGAAACTTAAGTCACGGGCTAAATCCACTGGTAGTGTTAGGGATGCAGCTAATGTGTTTGAACGCTTTTTATAAAGGATTGAATCATGGCAATTTATAACGCCTACGACGCAATCGGTCAGCGCGAAGATTTGACCGACGTAATCTATGACATCTCGCCTACCGAGACTCCATTCATGTCTTCGATTGGCAAGACCAAAGCTACGGCTGTTTACCACGAGTGGCAGACCGACAGCCTTGCAGCCGCTACTACCAATAACGCTGCTGTTGAAGGTGCTGATGCTTCTGACGCAACCCTGTCACCTACTACCCGTCTTGGTAACTACACCCAGATCCTGCAAAAGACTATCAAAGTCTCTGGCACTCTGGATGCAGTGAACAAAGCTGGTCGTAAGTCGGAAAAGGCTTACCAGTTGGCTAAGGCTTCGCAAGAACTGAAGCGCGATCTGGAAACCATCCTGCTGTCGAATCAAGGTCGTTCGGCTGGTTCGAGCAACTCGTCTGCTCGTAAGATGGGTTCGCTGTTGTCTTGGATCAAGACTAACTCGTCTGTTCAGACTAACGGTGGCGATCCTACGACTATCGGTGTTTCGACTCGTACTGACGGTAATACCCGTACCTTTACCGAAGCCCTGCTGAAAGAAGTTGTGGCTGAAGTGTTTACTTCGGGTGGTTCGCCTAAGGTTCTGATGGTTGGCCCATCTGGTAAGCAGAAGGTTTCTAGCTTCACTGGTATCGGCGAGACTCGTTTCAACGTTACAGGTGCAAAGCCTTCGACAATCATTGGCGCTGCTGACATCTACGTGTCTGACTTCGGCAATATGTCGGTTGTTCCTAACCGCTTCATGCGTACCCGCGATGCTCTGATCCTTGATCCTGAGTACGCTGCTCTGGCCTATCTGCGTCCTTTCCAGACAAACGAGCTTGCAAAAGCTGGTGACTCTGACAAGACTCAGGTTCTGGTCGAAGTTACGTTGGAAGTTAAGAACGAAGCCGCACACGGTATCGTTGCTGACTTGAATATGGCACTGTAATGAAATAGCCCCTGACCTTAGGGTTGGGGGCTTTTCTATGAGGATTTATGGACTATAGACAACAAGTTGTACATGCGGACGGTGATGGCGGTATTGTCATCGAGACTAAACAGGATGTTACTGAGATACTTGAGAGTAACAAGCAAATTCTGGAGGCAGACAAGCAAAGAACCGGAAATCTTAATGAATTGCACCATATAGCTCGTATCCCTTTCACGGTCATTGATGACTTGAATAAGAAAGGAATAATGAAGGGCTTTGCAATAGTAGATGATGCGGCTTTTGCGAGTTGGCTTAATAGTTCCGATAATGCACAATGGAAAGTCTATAGGGGGACAGTATGATCGTAGGTGCTTGCGTACCAGCTAGGGATGAAGTTCACACATCGTTTGCTTTTGATTTCGCCAAGATGGTTGGCAGGGATTCAAGGCACAGATGCTCTAAAGAAGGTAATGGTCTAAAGCTCTATACGATGGCAGGAACGCTGATATTCGATCAGAGAGAGAAGCTAGTAGATGCTGCTCTTGCTGAAGGATGCGATGCGATTCTGTTTATTGACTCTGATATGCGGTTTCCGTCTGACACTATTGATATTTTGTTAAGCCGTGATGTGCCGATTGTTGGAGTTAATGCAGTAACAAGACGTAAGCCGACACTACCGACTGCGTTGAATCTACAGATTGAGAAGGATGAGAATGGCAAGATTACTCGTCATGCTTGGCATAAGATAGATTCGATGGATAAAGAGGGCATAGAGCCTGTTACAGCGGTTGGTTTTGGTGTTGTGATGATCCGTAAGGAAGTCTTTGAGAAGGTTCCTAAGCCTTGGTTTGATGTGGGTTGGGGATCTAAGGGCATCATTGGTGAGGATGTGCATTTCTGCATCAAAGCCTTGGATGCTGGCATTCAGACTTACGTAGATCATAGTTTATCTAAGCATATTGGTCACATTGGTACGTATGAGTATCGATGGGATGATGTAGAGGAAGGCGCTATAGAGGCGCACAATAACGGGAAATAGACATGGCATTTACGAGCTACAGTGACCTAAAGACTACGATAGCGAACTACCTAGCTCGTAGTGATCTAACCTCAGTTATCCCTGACTTTATCCGGTTGGCTGAGGAGCGTTTACGTCGTGATCTGAGAACCCGGCAGATGTTGGTCGTTGCTACGGCTGACACTGTTGGTGGTGACTCTACGGTAGGTCTGCCTACAGACTTCCTAGAGATGCGTGATATTCACCTAAATAC